ACTTTCTGATCAATTCCAGAATATTCAGCAAACTCATTTATAACTTCTTTTGTTGGCTCATTCCTAAATGTTCCACCGTTCCAAGCTTGCGTTAAATATTCGTCCAATGTGCAATTCATAATAATCCATTTCTTATTGCTTATAAAATCTTCTTTGAGAATATCTCTCCATCTTTGGTACGATTTCAGGTACCAATATTTGTCAAGAATCCATGTAGATTTCGTATAAAATGGGCAAGCACAATGGCATCCAACTCTGGAATATCCTTTCTTATACTTAGGATTAACAGGAATATTTCTCCATATTGTATACAGCCAGATATCAAGCTCTGTCCATTTTCTAATAGGTAGAATTCCTTGCCAACAAGTCTTGCCCCATTCGGCTTTGTTAACCCATTCATCCTCATAAGAACTTCTTGTATTTGATTCTTCATTTCTCATTCCCATCCACAATAAATACGGATGATCATGGTCAAGTTGTGATGTCATCACGCCTGTTTTGAAAATTCTACAACAAAATCTTGAAAACCTAGTTGGAATCATATGATCAGATGCTACATATTGATAGAATCCTTTGTCTGGATTCATGATTTCACAATTCGTAAACTCTTTTACCATTTGATATGTATCTGCACAATCTAATGATGTGTTGTTAAATATTGCTTTTGTATCAGGATATAAACTTCTTACAAGATGACATGTAACCATAGAATCTTTTCCCATTGACACAGGAATAATCGAAGTATAGTTCTCGTATTTCTGCATCTTTTCTTTGATTAGATTCAATGATTCAGATTCAATTTGAATTAAATGCTCTTTATTTAAGTCAATCAGCTCTTGCCAACTTGCTAAGTCTACATCTTTGATATTGTCATATGTTGTTAGTTTCTTAATTTCGACTCTTTCTAAATCCTCAGAAACAACAACTTTATAAAATTTATGTATATTCCCTTGTCTGTCAAATCCTTTAACAATTTGTCTGTTAAGCCAAAAATATCCTTCTTTTAAATCTGGTAATTTTTTACCAGACATATCTCTTAAAAATTTAATATATCCATCATAGATTGGATTCAATTGTAATCTTCCTTTAACTTTTGGATTTTACCCATCCGTTAAAGGTGTTTATCTTATACTTAGATACCAATTATCTTAGGTCGTGGCGTAAGATTTTACGTTTTAGCCATCATTGTCGCTATGTTTCATGGGTAATACATGACATCTCACTATACAACCCTGTTTACAGGGAATTGATCACAATTGAGTTTTTATTTTTATTCAAGTGGAATATATACTTTTCCAAGAAATGTACTATCAAGAATTTCTACATTTGATAGCTTTCTTTCTGGGTGTTTTTCATTGAACTCAGTAATATAATTTTTAAATTCATTGTCAATCATATCCCACGAAAATTCTTCTAAAATCATATACTTTGTTGCCGTCTTATCGTTGCCACGAGCAGTTTTATAGCGATATAGGATTCCCCAAATTGGAATTGGAATCTGATCACTAATAATCTGCTTTGGATGGCAGTTTGTAAATTCTTCCAAATCACTGTCGTTGTATTCGCAGATTGCTTGTAATTTTGAAATTTTCACAGCTTCACCACTTTCTTATCTGCTAACTCTTTTACTCTATCAGTCAAAGTTACTGCCACCACATGCGTTCCCATATAAGCATCAAGAGCTTCGCCAATTAAATTGCATCCTTCATCAATAAGAACATGATCATAATTCATTCCACGCTTGTTCTTAACTTCTTCTACAGTCATAGGCACTGGAATAATTAAGTCAAGATCGTTTGCTTTGTCTAATAATAGCTTGACCTGTGAATGATTCTGCACAATAATCGGATACTGTGTTGTAGCACTTGTGTAAAGCAACTGTGTTGTTTTGCCCGTTGCTCTGTCTTTAATAATCAGTGTTGTTGGTTTATTTGTTATCATAGTTTGTAATCTCCTCTTATATAAAATATCTCTGAAGTTCATCTTTGAATCTTAGTGGACTATCAACAATGAGCTGTGAATACTGAAACTGTCTTAAAAAATTCATAACAGTTCTAGCATCTGCACGGCTTAAAGGAATAAATTTTACATATTCAGGTCTCCCAGCAATACATACAACTGCCCACGAATGCTCTGAATCATAAAATCCAACGTCAACTGCTACATCGGTAATTTGGTTATACATTTTCTTCATCTCTTCATTTTGTTGTATTGAAATCTGACACTGACGAGCCGCCTCATCGCAACTGCTTGTAGCAAAATTTAATCTAGTATTGCTTTCATTAATTTCATTTTTTAAGGCATCAATATCTGGTTGTAGGATTTCTAGCAACCATTTTCTAATTTTCTCTTTTAATTTCTGAAACAATATTTTTCTCCCTATCTAACCGAATCTGACGTCCTAATTCTACAAGAAACTGACCAAGATCCTTAGCAGTATCTTGTATCAATTCTAATTCGCTATCAGGTACCACGTATTCAGCTCTATGTAATGTCGCAATTCCTTCTTTGTCCGTATTAATATTTTCCTCTTTGTACATGTCAAAGTCTTCGCATAAAGCACATTCAAAAGAAGTATACTTATTCACACAACTTTGGCACTGTAAATATAAATTATCTAAATCTTTATTCTTTTCGCCCATATTCCTCCTCGCAAATATCTCCTATATGTTCAAAAAGTTCTTTCGGATACATTGATCTCAAATCTTATGTATTTGTTTTACCTACAGAAATTGAAACGTAGATAAAAACAAAATTTTAAAGTCATCATATGGAAGAAATAAGACATGTCTAATCTATAGATATTTCTCCTCGAATAGTCATCAGAAATGTAACTAGAAATGTTACATTATTATATATTTATTAGTATTACGGCAACTCCTAAAACAAAGAATCCCATTAAGTATGCCAATACTGCTGATTTAAACCAGAAAGAGATGTGCTTGTCAATCTCTTTCTCATGTTTGAAGAATAAAATATTACATATAGTAGCTGAAATGACACACCAGCCAATCAGTATCCATTCAATTATGCTCAGTACCATAATTATTACTTTGAATATACCTCTACACCAACCTTCCTTAATATTTAATCAAAAATAAAAATCCAATTGAAATATACATGAAACTCAAATACCAAGGCTGCTCTTGTGGAAATACACTATACAATGGCTCGATAAATTTGTTTTTTACACTTAATACAATTGCAATGATTAGATACACTGCAAAGCCTACAAGCCCAATTGCTCCAAGCGTCAATGCCAACTTTTCACAAATATTGCAGATCAATGTCATCTGCATGATTTTTCTCCTACTCTTTTAAATCTGTATTTCTGTTCCACATCAGGGTATTTCTCGTGATCAACTTCACTCAGAAACATTTCTACTGGTCTAGCGTAAATATTGAAATCACCATACATTGCCTGATAAATTACCAGTTTCTCATTTGTTTCTGTATGTGTTGCAAGGTCAATTACTCTGTAGAAATGTCCTTTGAAATGTTTGCAAATATCGTCTTTCTTTGGTAAATCTCTGTTATTCATGAATATCTCCTTTCTAAAGTGTCTCCCACCATAGATCGTGTACTTTCTTATAGCCACCTCGACTTGACACATCTAATACTCTGCGAACTTTCTTGTTAGACAGTCTCTTATGAAATCTGTAATCATCCCAATTGCTGATATATAACCTTTTATAATAAGGTTTCTTACGAGGTATTTCATAGAATCCACAATAATACTTGTCTACATATTGCACAGGTTCAGGATACCCACCGATATTTTTAAGTCTCGCTAACCTTTGATGATAACTCTTCCTACGATTTCTTTTCTTTAACATTGTCTTACGATTCTGCTGAAATTTTGTAGGAACATATTGTAAAAAGTCTTTATCCTGTAGACAATCTTTTGATTTTGGCATAATTAGTACACTCCTTTCTATAGTGGGATAAAAGTGGAATTTTATTGCTATATTTAATGTGAAAAATCCCTTATATTTCAACGATTTTCTTATGTTTATTTTAATAATTTTGACAAGAGTGTTTTATTTCACTCATTTTCATCGTGTTCTTCTGTCATGGACAGATTATCCGAAGTGCCTTTCCATAAGACCACATCATTTTTCTCCAATGATTTTTGTACATCAATTACTCTTTGATTTGTTGATCCAGCCCATGGGTAAGACATATCTTTCAATTCGTCTACATACTGTCCATCCACAAGGACATCTATATAAGGAAGAATCTCAAGTCGGCAATCGTACATAAGATGGTTTGTTCTACTTCTGCGAGAATATTCAGCTAAGTCCAAACCAATATCTTCTGCTTTATTCCCTGTATATAACCAGATTTTTTTGTCTGGCATAAACTCTTTGACAAATTTGCATATTGCAGAAACACCATCTCTATTTTCTTTTGCTAAAGGCTCACCGCCAAGAATACTTAACCTTGTATATTGGGGCTTTGATAACTGATGCAATAGTTCTTTAAAAGTTAATTTATTGCCGCCATTAAAATCCCACGTTTCTTTATTAAAACAATTCTTACAATGGAAGTGGCATCCTTGAACGAAGAGGGCCACGCCAAGCCCTTCTCCGTTGCTAATGTCCATTTTTCTTATTGAAGCGTATCTCATCTATTCAGCTCCTTATCATCTAAGTGGTAAACTCGATCATGGATATCACCATATCTTCCTTGATTGCCTCCATTCTTAGAAGTCCCAATGTAACCACAACATCTGAATGCAATATCCATAGTAGAACCATCTTCATTTCCGCACTGAGGGCATCTCCATTTCAAAATACCGTCTTCGTCAACTAATGGAATATCTCCAGAGTATCCACATTTTTCACAATAACAACTCTTTGTATTGATTTCTGCGTACATAATATGATTGTACATATATTTAATTACTTCCAATAAAGCACTTACATTATGTTCCATATTAGGAGTTTCAATATAACTTATTGCCCCTCCTGGACTAAGTTTCTGGAATTTTGCTTCAATACGCAGTTTGTCAAAAGCATCAATTTCTTCAAATACAGGAATATGGTAGCTGTTTGTAATGTAATTTCTATCTTTACCATCAATTTTTTTAAACACATCATTACCAAATCGTTTCTTTAAACACTTGGCAAATTTATACGTTGTAGACTCTAAAGGCGTACCGTAAATACTGTAATCAATATTTTCTTCACTCTTCCACTGCTCACATTTGTCATTCATTCGCTTCATGATTTCTAATCCAAATTTTTCACCAACTCCACCATCTGAATGAGAATGCCCAGTCATATATTTGACACATTCATATAATCCTGCATAGCCTAATGAAATAGTTGAATATCCATCAAATAATAATGGATCAATTACCTCATGCTTTTTCAGTCTG